GCAAAGAAACTTTATCGATATTTTCCTTATCAAGCAAAGCGGCATACGAAAGCATAAATATGCCTTTCAAGGGCGTTCCAACAAATGCAATGTTATGGTTTAATAGTAATTTCCTAAGCTTTGAAGAAACGATCATGCGCAATTATGCAGGAGCTCTTATGCGAAAAATAGAAAACACCATAACGGCCGGGATAATTTCGGGAACTCCGACGGATGTGATCGCAAAGATTTTAGCAAAAGAAATCCCACCAAACGCAAAACGTAGAGTGCAGGTTATGGTACGCGACCAGTTAGGATTAGCAATGCAACATGGAATCTGGCAAACTTATCAGGAGCACCAGGATATAATCCAGGCTTATCGCTGGTCTGGACCGCAAGATAAACGAACGACTAAATGGTGCAAAAATAGATATAAGTTGACACAACAAGAACCCTGGACTTATAATCAAATCCAGAAGTTTATTAAGACTAATCCTAAAAAGATAAAAGGAAGAGAAATAAGAGCTGATCATGGAACGTTCCTGCATCCCCATATCCAATGCAGGCATAGACTTTTAGCAATTCCAAAGTCACCAAAGTTAGTCGTAAATAAAGGCATAAAGGAGGTTTTAAGAGAGTAGTGGGGTGATAAAATGGCTGATGTGATGAAAGACAGGGTTTGGAAAAATGTTCCACCTGCAGGCTCTTCAAAAAGAGAGGATATGCCAGCACATGTGTTTTTAGATCCAAAGAATAGGAGATATCCATACAAAAAGAAAGTAAATGGCGAATGGAAGCCTTCATGTGCTGGACTACTTGCGGCATACAGAAGAGCCATGATGAATAAAGATGCAGAAATAGCAAGCAAGGCAAAAAGCCTTGCAATTCAATACAAATGTCCTTGGGCAAACAAATAAGAAGGAGGTATAAAGCATGTTAGAAATGGAAAAGAGGGGCATTGACATCCAACTCTTTGCAGAGGGGGATAGTCAAGCCACTCAAGAGGAAAAGGCTGAAAGTCAAACTGTAAACCAACCAGCTGAAGGGGAAGAAGTTCTTTATGACGATAAAGATCCAATCGAGGCGTTAAGAGCAACAGCCATAGAGCTGGGGCTCAATCCCGAGGAAGTTGCAATTATGACAAAAAAGGAACTCCAAAGCCAAATCGATAGGGCCGTTACTCAAGCAATTAAAACAAGGGAGGAGAAATTAAAGAAAAAAGCAGAAATTGAGAAGATGAAGGAAAAAGGACAGTATGAACAACTCTTAAGACAAGAAAGAAAAGAAGCTTTGGAGGACCTAAAGAATACGTATCTTCAAGCAAAAGGCTTACCCCTGGAATTTGGTGCATTAATCACAGTTGATCCACTCGTGGATAAATCGCTTTCCGAAGCAAAAGAAGAGCTTGTGGGCGCAGTAGAGACAATTGCAGGAAAAATTAACGAAATAGTAGAAACCAAAGTAAATGAGAAGTTGAAAAGCCTAGAAGCTGGATCATTTACACAAACTTCAAACATACCAGAAACATTACCAAAAACACGAGATGAACTTTTAAGCTTACCGTATGAAAAACAGGTAGAGATATTCACAAAATATCCTGACCTATACAATAAATTACTGCAAGGAGGTTGATTTAAATGGCAGAAACATTAAAAGCTAACATGGTAGTTCCAGAAGTATTTTCAAATATTGTTGAAGGTGAATTTACATCCAAAGCTAAACTTTTAAAATTTGCTACTGTTTACAATAATTTGGTCGGAAAACCTGGCGATACAATTCACTTTCCAAAATGGGGAACATTAAGCGAAGCAACTGACTTGACGGAAGCAACAGCAATGGGAACTGAAGTACTTGGAACATCTGATGTATCAGCAGTAATCAAAGAAATAGGTAAAGCAGTTGAAATTTCCGATACAGCTGTTTTAACTGCAATCGGAGATCCAATAAGCGAAGCTGCAAGACAACTTGGAATTGTTATTGCTAACAAAGTTGACAGTGATATTAAAGCTGAACTTGAAAGCACTACACTTGCCGTTGATTACTCAGCAACTGGAGTAATTGACTATAATGCAATAGTTCAAGCACTTGCACAATTTGGTGAAAACTATGATGACATTCTTGCACTTGTAGTTCACTCAAAACAAGCTGCTGACTTGTTAAAAGATAGCAATTTCATTAACGCAGCAGCATTTGGACAACCAGTTATGGTAAACGGCTATGCAGCAATTGGAAAAGTAGCAGGAATTCCTGTTGTAATTTCCGATAGAATAACCAAAACAACTGGCACACCAGATACATACACAGCATTGTTATTAAGAAAGAATGCAGTAGCACTTGCATACAAGAGACAGCTCAAGATTGAACAAGATAGGGACATCTTAAAGAGAACCACAGTAATTGCTGGAACAATGCACTATGCAGTCAAACTCTTGGACGCAAACAGAGTAGTTAAGATCATCACACAATAATTGAGGGCGGGTTAATCCCGCTCTCTTTTTTAGGGAGGTGAAAGAATGGGTATCGGAACACTTCGCAGACATTATGAACAGAATAATATACCTGAACCAAAGGAAGTTGAGCTTAAACAAGAGCCAGAAAAAGAACCAGAGGTTGAAAAGAAGGTAGAAGAAGTTAAAAAACAAGCTAAACCAAAGAAAAGCAAAAGGAAGTGATGTAAATGACTAATCTAGAATACATCAGAATGAAAATTCCTGATAAAGATCCTATAAACCAGATTTTCACAGATGCAGAATTGCAACAAATTATAAAAGATAATTCAGAAATCAAATTGATAGTTGCAGAGTCAAAGGATTTTGAAGGGAAGATATACCAGATACCGTACAGACATTTAGATGAAACCTACAAAGAAAGAGTGTTTATAGACAGCATTGAAACAACAGATTATACACTAGACAAGGAAACGGGCGAAATTACATTTACAAATGCTGTTAATGGAGTTGTAGTAGTTCAGGCAAAGGTAATAGATTGGAATAATGTTCTTGCCGATTGTTATGAAATGATCATGGGAGATTTTCAGAAGCTTAATTCCTACTCAATACAGAATGCCTCACAGCAATATGACAACACTAAACCACATCTTAGATACTTAGCAAATTATTACAGATCCGCACGCGGGTGGGATTTATGATTGACATCAGCGTTGACAAAAAACAGCTGGTAAAAATCAGAAGGTATGTATCAGATGACAGATTTCGTGAAGTCTTGCGTAAAGTTTTATTGGCAGCAGGAATGGAACTTGAAGAAAAAATAGTTAAAAACATACACGAGAGAGCAAGCAATACCGGGCGTTTAGGCCAATCCTGGACTGTGAAAGATATAAGTTATGACAAAGTAAAAGTATTTACAAACTTACAATATGCTCCATTTGTAGAATATGGAACACGACCACATAGACCACCATTTGAACCGATTTTGAAATGGGTTCAACAAAAGTTACAAATCAAAGGTAGACAAAGCCGACATGTAGCTTGGGCAGTATGGTACAAAATAACACAAAAAGGTACAGAAGGAAAAAGTTATCTAAATGATGCAGTAAGAGATTTCAAATTATCCAAATGGATAGATGAACTAATAAGGGCGTGGGAAAATGTTTAGCACGGTAAGAAACCTTATAACTCAACTGGAAAACATTTTTGATAACGTTTCAATTGCAGATGATAGAGCGCTGCAAAAAGCAAACAATGCAACCGTGTTTATTGACAAGATAATCCCGGAGTATCTTACGAGCACGAGAAAACGTTACACTTGCAACATGGCTATTTTATTTTCAATTGATGGAACACCAGATCCAGCTTACGAAACAGCAGATACAAAGATAGCACAAATTGAATCAACATTAGATAGCTCTTTCGCTTATTATGAAATATCTGAGATCCAATACAGTTATGTTCAGAACTTAAAACGGCTGTTCGTATTTATGCAAATAAGCTTTAAATGGGAAGAATAACGGAGGTGAGTTAAATGTATACAGGAGCCAAATCAAGTGTCTTGCTTGGGATTGAAAGTGCTTTTGGGAGCGAGGCACAAGCTAAGTATAAACTACCATTTACAAGCGAAAGTCTAAACCATAAAGTTGAAGCAGTCAGATCAGAAGCATTATTAGGAACAAGGGGAATAAAGTCTCTCGCTCCTGGAAAATTAGGAGCTGAAGGGAGTATTGACGCGGAGTTATACCCTGCAACTTCTGGAGTTTTGTTTTATTTAGCACTTGGAAAGGCAATATTAGAAGACCCAGACGCAACACCGTCTTCTGGTGATGAATATAGCAAGATTGTTCCAATAGGTTTAAGTGAAGATTTGCCGAGCGCATCAATTGAAGTAAATCACGGTGGGCAGAGTTTTAAATATTTAGGCATGAAAATTAATCAACTTAGATTTTCTGGTTCAGTAGGCGCAATACCGTCAGTATCTCTGGATTGGATTGGTAAAGAAGAATTAAGTGGCAGTTTAACACAAGGGGCTATCGTTGTACCGGATGATGAACCTTATTACTTTAAAGAATTGAAACTATATACCGACCAATTTGTGACCACTACTGACCTTTATTCGAGTGTTGAGCTTACAATTAACAACAACTTAGAAGCTGATGATTATCGGTTAGACGGCACAGGACAACGCAAAACGTTGGAAGCTGGAAGATTAGAAATCACCGGAGCATTGGACATAATTTTTGATGCTTCAGTTGTGAGTGGTGAATATAGCAAATATAAAAACTTCACCGAGGGCGCACTTGGAATTGAATTAGCAAAAGATAGTGGCAACACTTTAAAAATTTATATACCGAGACTATTATTTTCCAGTATGACACACGATATAAGCGGTGCGGATAAAATAACAATTAGAGCAGAATTTACTGCATTAATTCCATTGGCTGGTGAAATAATAGAAGTCCTAGATTATACTAACAAAACAGGAACATATTAAGGGGTGATTGAATGAGCCTTTTTGCAAGCAGTGAAACAGTGAAACTTTATATTAAGGATAAGAAAGTCGTGAATAAAGAGACTGACACATGGATTGAAGTTCCAAAAGAGCTTTCTGCAGAATTAAGAGAAGAAGCAATAACAATTTTCCAGAATTCAAAGATAGAGGTAACTCGAGACGGGAATGCAATCCTGGATCTAGCTGCAGTAAATGCTATCCCATATAAATTCTTAGTCAAAGTCATCAAAGCATGGAGTGAAAGTGTACCTGTGACACTGGAAAACATAAAGAAAGTAGAGGCGACTACCCTTTTAAATATCTGGATCAAGCTTCAAGAGATGTACAATCTCGGTGGTAGCAATGCTTTTGGAGTTTGAGGATGGTAGCTGGATTGAATACAAAAAGCTAACCGTAAGGGGATATAATCTCATAAAACAAGGGGGAGTGATCGAAGCTCTCCCGTTTCACATTCT